CAAGATACATGACGGTTGCCGTGTTTCGGTCGAACTTAACTTCTTCGCGCATCTCTGCTCTTAGGTATTCAACAGCTTGTTGTATTTTTGGTTTCTTAAATACTTCGTACACATGGTCCATGTTACGGTAGCCGGCTGCACGACCTGCAGCAGCTTTACTTAGTCCTCTTATAAAGAACAGAATCAATCTTTCTTCCTGTACAGATAGCTCAGAAAGTTTAACCCCAGCGTATGGAAAATGGGATTGTAGCTCAAGTCTATCTTGTTCTGTTACGTTGGTAACCTCTTCTTTGACTAAACTCATATGCTAAAAATACCACATGTGTGGATAACTTGTAAATTTTTTGTGGAAAAATTTTTTTTGAAAAAGTATTTATATATCGCTGACTCTCCACCTCCCATCCATGCTAGCACCCTACCCCCCGTCCCGATCCACGAATCTAGCACAAAACCATGTTTCAACGCTTGGAACCTTGTATCAAAAACATGACGCAAACTAGTTGCGCTTACACAGAACTTTATGATCGATATCAGTGGTTGATGTCGACGAAACTACTTTAAAGGTGAAAATTATGCCAAAAGCAAGAAAAAATGATGACAAGTTATATTCAACAAGAGACCTGACTATTGAAGTCAATTCTTTTGATGAGGATGACTGTCCTTGGGAAGTTGATGAAGACCAGCGTCTAATGCTGTCTAAGTCAGGTAAACAAATCCTTGGTAAATTTACCTATCAAAAGAATGGCACAGGTTCTAAATCTAAGAACTTGTATGATTCATTTGCAGGTATCTTTATCAATACCGAGGATGTCGTTAAGAATGGCTTGGTCTTCTTCGAGGTTGGTGATGAAGATATCGTCCTCAAAGCAGGATCCAAGGCAACTATTAGTCCTAGTCAGTGTGATCTATCTGCTAGACCTAAGAAGAAACGCAAGTAATGAGTCATCTCATGGTCAAGAGAGGGAGCAATCCCTCTCTTGTTTTTTTATTTGTAGGTGAGCAGGGTGCCATGCCTTGCCTTGCCTACTATCATCGCAAGGAGGTGTTACATGCTAAAACATGTCGCATATCATACTGGTCGATTGACCAGACAAGGGAGCCAAAGAGCCCTACCACTTGTTAAATCAATTGGTGAATACTTTGGAACGCTTGGGTTGGAGTTCGCACGCGGAGTCCAATCTGTCAATACGCCTATCGCAGTCCAATCGCAAGATGAGACTATCGATCAGGAACTGAAAGAGGCTATCCATAACAGGGAGCCTGAGCAACTAGAACTACCTCTAGAACACCCAGAACAGGTGAAATCATGAGGTATGTTATACACCTACCCGAGGATATTCTTCGGGTAGTATTTGGAGAAGTGTAATGGAACTAATAGATTGGGCCGCTGTGGCCATCATTGTCTATGTAGTGGCTACAATGTCATTACGATCTCTTGTCTTAATTGCTTACGCCTGGCTAATCCGCGAGTTCTGGCTGAAGGAAGATAAGAAGAACGAACCTTTCTCTGCGTCCGCAAGAGAATCATACGACCAGTTCAGGTCATCATCAACTGCTGAGTAGCAAATCTCTGGGTCACCTTCGGGTGGCCCATCTTTTATCATGAATACTACTATCATACTATCATTGCCACTACTATCATCGAGGCGAATGCCGAGTTCCCTGCACGGATGTGCCTTGCTTGACATTGGTTCCGCTTGTTCCACGGCCTCTGCCGAAGATGGAACAGCATATGGAACCACAAAATTGCCTTTGTTTTCAACGCGGGGACGGCGAATCCTTGCGGGCGGTTCCACGGTTCCGCGAAGTTCAGACGCGATGTGTTTATGTTCGACCTTCGAC